ATTTGATGGAGTTAGATGCCTCATGATTGTAAATAGTGGAGAAGTAACATTCCTGTCTCGTAACGGAAAGCCATACATTCTGCCACATATCCAGGGGGACGTATTAGCAGTCTATGGTGGTAGTGAAGAGTCGTTTGTATTGGATGGGGAAATCTACAATGACAACTTCACCTTTGAGGAGATACTCTCAGCAGTTAAAGCTCTTAAACCAGAAACCTTGGAGTTAGGATTCAGAGCTTATGATGTAGCACTCCAGGGTACAAATTGGCTGGATAGAAAGTTAGAGTTTGAAGCTATTGTAGAAAGGTTAGACTCAAATCACTTTGAAGCTGCTGACACAATTATAGCAGGGGACGAAGAGACTATTCAGAGATTACATGACCAATGGGTATCTGTAGGTTATGAGGGAGCTATGGTTCGCAAACTGGATGGTTTTTATGGTTTTGGGCAACGTTCATCAGACCTCCTCAAAGTGAAAGAGTTTGATGAAGGAGAGTTTACTATCATGGGCGGTAAGTACATGGATAGAGAGATTGAAGCTGACTTCGACCTAACTCTATTCACTGAGATAGACTCTGATAGATTTGTGTTTATTTGCTATAGCCCAAAAGCAGAAGATACCTTTGACGCAAAACCAGTAGGAACACGCAAGAATAGATTAGCTATGATGCACGGACTCAGAGGATTGACTGGTAAACTATTAACTGTTAAACATTTCGGATTCACGGATGACGGTCTTCCTCGGTTTGGGGTAGGTAAAGCTATACGTGACTACGAATAACAAAGCTATGGAATATCTAGGTATAAAGTGGAAGCCTTTGGAGGAATTACCAGAGGAAGGTTATGTAGATATATGGATATATCAAGCCATGAATAACTATATATGGAGTTTTAGTAGTGAGGAAAGACTAGAGCTTGTTTCTGGAAGATATTGGATAGAAAGAGATTCGTCTAATATGAAAATAGTACAGGACTATATAACCACTAGAAGTATTATGTATAGATTCTTAGATATAGAATGGCGTGAGTCTTATATCCAATCCCCAAAACCCTTACACACTATATGGGTGTTGACAGATACCTCAAAAAGTATAAAAGAGTGGACTGTAGATGCTGAACTTCCGCCTGGTATATCTAAAGAACAGCCTTATTACCTATGGCATTATAGAGATAAAAGTATTGATTCTAAAGTAGAAACTCATAATTTGAAACGTGCTTTCAGCAGAAACGTAGTAGTTAGTGTTGACCCTGCTACTGGAGTTAATAAGGCTACCAGAGCAGCAATAATTATGGGAAACTGGAAAGTTCCTCCTGATAATGTGAAATTTGGGTACTATTGGAATAGTAGTGTACTAGTACGTCCAAATGAAGGAGAAAGTATATGGAGATACCTTGACTGTAATACTATGGTACAGGAGGAAACATATAGTAGAAAGAACTATCTGGATAATACAGAGTTTTACTGGCTGCCGAATAAAAATGATGGAGTGCTCTATCACGAAATTAAAGCACATAATATCAAGATAATGAAAAGTCAGGGCGTATTTGAAGCAGAGATAAGAAAGCAGGCAGAGTTGTACAATGTAGCCTTTCTCCTCAAGGAGAATCACAAGACTATCCCAGATTTTGATGTAAAGTTTTGGCCTCAGGAAGAAAAACAAAAGAAACAAGAGGCTATGTTGGAAGTACTAAAAAAACGTCTATCACAAACTCCCTGGCCTTATCCCGTTAAAGGTGACCCAGAGCTCTTTTCTACCAGTTTAGTAAACAAGAGGTATCTTTTAATGTAATAATCATAAACAATTAAACCCAGTAACAAAATGGACAAGCCAGTATTAACCCCAATGAAGAGAACTACTTTAATTGATTTTTGGGACATGCCAGAATTAGAGATTGATTCTGAGTTGAAAGCATTACGCCTAAGTGAAGTTAAGTATGAAGCTCAAGGTGTAGTAATGAAAACCCAAAAATCTTTAAGAGACGCTACCCTCAGACTTAAAGAAGCTAAGATGAGAGCATCTAAATCTTCTGATTCTGTAGTTGACAATTTGTTTCAGCTTATGGAAGATAGAGATGTATGGGAAATCAAAGCTACCAATGCCTTGAAATACTTTAAGGAATTATTCGGGGAAGACGCAGCGATTTAATAGCAAACTGTCTGGATGGACTAATTTATGTGGCATACAAAACCCTAAGACTAACAATCTTAGGGTTTTTCGCCTATCACAAAATCTGATTAAACTGATTAAGTCTGAACAATTAAACACAACAAAACACAATGAAAAACATTAGTAATTATCAAAACTTCATGATAGCTGTGGCTAAGAACTTTCTGAATACAACGGATGATGACGCAGTACCTATGAATCTGAGTTATCTGATGAGGGAGAATGGAATTTCTTATTGGTTTGGGACAGCCCTTCTAAAGACTCCAGGCTTGAAAAGAAGAGGTAGTAAGTACACCTGTACTAGAGAAGCGTATGGTAGATTATTGGTATTGAGCACAGACCTAGAGGAGCTTAGAGCTTTTCACAAAGTCAGTTACAACCTTGCTAAAACAAGAACTGCGAATAGAAAAAAGCAGCAGACAGACAATGTAGCAACTGAGGATAAAACCAATAGACTACTAGAACCAGTAGGTACTGTTGGAATAGCCTCTTCTAGTTTTGTGGAATTTACTAAGGGAGCTGTAATCCTTGATGACATCGCATCCCAAACCTCTATTCACATGGCACTGGAGGGAAAGATTGATGAAGTTAGACCTGTGCCTGTGTTTACGCCAGAGGAGGAATATTATCCACAAGATACTATCGCTGCTATGTCAGCTCTCTCTTATTCTATTGAAGAGGAAAAAGAAGTGCAATCAATAACGTTTATCGCCAAAGTAATCTCTTGGTTTAAAAATCTATGCAAGTAACAACCGCAGAAGGTAAAGTAATAACTCTAAACACTCAGCAGATAGAGTGTTTAGAGCTTATGAAGACCTGGGCACGAGGCAAATTGCCCAAAACTTCAAATGTATCGCACTCGAACTTATTCCTGTTAGAAGGATATGCAGGTACAGGCAAGACTACTATAATATCTGTATTCTTTGATTGGTGGAGAGATTTTAGAAGAGAAGAGTCTGTTAGACTGTTCGGAGCAGACACATTCTATATGAAAAATGCTGGATATAGTGAAGAGCATAAGGAGTTCAACAGGAAGACAAAGCCATGTGTATCAGCACCAACTCACAGAGCTACCAATGTAATCTCGTTGATGACAGGATTGAAAGGCAAGACTATTCCTAGTATTGTCGGGCTAGGTCCTAATACAAACATCGACAACTTTGACATTAACAATCCAGAGTTTGCCATAGTAAATGACCCGAGTATGCAGTCTTTATCTCTATTGGCATGTGATGAAGCTACCATGATTAACTCTGATTTATTGAGTTTGATTGCTGAACAGGCAAAACTTTATAATGTCAAGATTATATTCATGGGAGACAGAGCACAAGCACCCCCAGTAAAAGAGGATGTAGCACCTGTCATAGATTCTCCACTCATAGAATACAGATACTTGTTGACTAAGGTAGAGAGAACTCAAGATGACAACCCACTATATGATGTATGTATGGCTATTCGTGAAAATTTGGATGCAATAACGGACAGATATACCCACGAAACAAATGTATTGCCAGATGGTAGAGGAGTAGCATTCACAGATAGTCTGAAAATGTTTGGGGTAAATGCTCTAAAACAATTTAACTCTGAGAACTTTAAGACCAATCCATTGTACACCAGAATCCTAGCATACTCTAACAAGAGGGTAGAGTTTTGGAACCAGTCCATGAGAACTGCCATACTGAACTCAAAAATCAAGAACGGAGAACTAGAGGAAGTGGATGATATTGTTTTGGGGGAAGTTCTGATGAGTTACTCAAACTATAAAGATGGTATAGTCAATAGTGCTGAGTACAAGGTCAAAGACATTGCCAGAATCACGTTAACCTTAGACTATGGTGAATACATAGACCCAGAGGATAAGGCTCAAGGTAGAGAGTATCAGGTAGATGTGAAAGTATTCGATGTCACGTTAGAAAATATTGATAAGCCTGACAATGTGATAAACACTTCGATTGTAGTACCTACTTTGGATAACTACAGTAGATTCAAGCACCCATTTGCTTGGTATCATAATCAGGGAATCCATAAGAGAAAATGGGTTGAATTTTATAACTGGAAGTCTAAGTATCTACTGCTGTATCCACTACTTGACAAAGGAAAAGAGATTGTAAAGAAGGATTTATCTTATGCCTATGCTCTAACTATTCACAAATCTCAAGGAGGTACGTTCAACTACATCTACATAGATGAAGACGACATCAACTTACTTCAAAACAGGAAATTCTGCAAAACTCTTTACGATAGTGAGTTAAAGGAAAAAGAGAAAAAAAGTAGAAAAGAGTACACCAAGTTTATGAATAAATACCCTACATTTGAGTCTTTCTATAAAGCAAAACAGCGAGAAAAGAATCATTTGAAGTATGTTGCATTTTCAAGAACTAAAAACAGAGTAGTTTCACTCTACCAATCAGCATGACAAAAGACGTTATATCAGAAAAGATAGTAATTGCTATTGCCGACAACATTCTGTACGATGAACCTATAGAGTGTACCAGGTTTATTGTGGAGGAATTGCTTAAAAATGAGTATGAGTTAATCCTGTACACATACGACAAAGCTTCACCAAAAGCAATGGCAAATCTATATGACATACTAGAGAAGATAGGAGTGCCTGGCTTCAAGAAGTTTGTGAGGGATTCGGAGGTTAAACCGATGCACATACGCCTAGATACCAGAAACTTTGGAGGTTTTACAGGTTTTGGAGATTTCTTTCATTTCCTGATGATTTCTTCCCTAGTCGCACCTACTATTAAGAACCAGGAAATAGGTGTGGACATTGAATTTTGGCAAACTGGTAAGCTGTCAAATGGTATTATAAAGCTCAATCAAGGTAATGTATCACAGGGCGGTATTATTCTTAGTTGAGTTGGATTAAAATATTCAGAGACCTTATGAGTGAGAACTATATCTTATACTTAGATAAGCATTTAGTAATTACGAATAAGTTTACCAGAAAGTTTGGGTATCCTCCTAACTCTGAGCAAGTTCAAGATTTCATTAAGATGGAAAAATCTCTAAAAGCCCTGGAGACAGTACCATCGAAATCAATTGAAGTTTATAACCAGGATAAGAAGTTAACACAGGGTATTACACAAGTTGTTGCACAGGTAGAAATTATAGACCCCCTTATACAGTTTATTTCGGATGCAGAAATTCCCATAAAGTCGAAGACCAAAGTACCTTACAAACTCAATGCCTACAATGCTAGGGCAGAAATAGTCTTGAAGAAGATACTGGATACTCCTGGCTTTGATTATAGGGTTTTAGTACTTGCCACAAAACTGTATTACAAGAGCAACAACTTTCCAGTGTCAATAAGCAATTTCTTTATTCAAGGTTTGTGGAAAGGGGAATATTTAGCTATGGAAGAAAGTATCAAAACTGGTACAGTGAATAGCCTCATTAAAAAGAATGTTAGTGAGGATGAAGGTTACAGCAGATATGACTAAAAGCACATTCATTCAAAGAGTTCAAAGGGGTATGCAGGGCTTAAACGCTGGGCTACCTAACGGTCTGACAGACATAAACAATCTAATTTTTGGAGTAAACAAGGCTAGGTACTATCTAATTGGTGGGGAATCAGGTTCAGGGAAGACTACCCTGTGTGACTTCATGTTTCTATTTTCACCTTATCGGTACATGAAAGCATTTCCAGAGGAAGCCCCAAAAATCAAATGGCGTTATTTCAGTTTCGAGCAGGGTAGAACTACTAAGGAAGACAGTTGGGCATCCAAGCTGATTTTTGACCTGTATGGTCAAAGGCTAAACTCTGCTTATATCCTGAGTAAAGGTCGTAATAGGGTATCGGAGGAGCATTATCAACTGTGTATAGGTGTACATAATTATGTAGAAGAGCTTTTTGACTACATAGATATGACTGATGTGGGTATTACTCCATCTGCATTCTTCCAAGAAATCTTAAAGTTTGGGGCATTGCATGGTAAGTGGGTAACTAAGGAGGTTATATTGGCGACTGGTAAGCCAAAACTGCATCCAAAAACCCAAAAACCTGTGAAGGAGGTAATAGGGTGGATTCCTAATAACCCAAAAGACCACTACATATTCATAATGGACCACATCGCATACGCCTCTATGGAATATGCAACCCTCAAACAAAATATTGACACTATATCCAGAACTATAGTCCACTTTCGTGATATAACTGGATGGAGCTTCGCAGTAATTCAGCAATTTAATACTGAGCTTGCTAGTGTAGAGCGTCAGAAGTTTAAGGGTTCAGCTATAGCACCACAGAGGGTAGACTTTGGAGATTCTAGATATACGTACCAAGATGCTGATATTGTTTTGGGGTTACTTAATCCTCATAAGTATGATTTAATGTCATACCATAATGTGAACACGACTAAGAAAGGTGTAGCAAGTTATGGTATCTGGGCATTTCTTATGAAAAATAGACATGAAGGTAGAGCTGATTATGCTAGTGCCCTATTCATGGATCCCGTAGCAGGTACTTTCAAAGAACTGCCTAAACCTATGTCAGCACAAGTAATAGACCTTGGAGGAGAAGACCCACTTTTAGAATACTATGATAAAGCACAACAATTTAACGACCAATTAAACCAATGGGAAGATACATCCTTGTAATAGGTGAAGAGGGAACAGGCAAGTCCCGAGCTATTAAGAACCTAAAACCACAGGAAACTGTAATAATTAGCCCAAACACTAAAGAACTACCTTTCCGTGGAGCGGCTAATATGTACAAACATGGTAGAAATCTCAGGTTTACTAATTCCTTACCAGATGTAGGTAAACTGATTGATGAGATTAATAAGGTGCCAGGTATCAAGAACATCATCATTGAGGACTTAACTCACTATACATCCCACAGGATAGTTAAGGAGAGAAAGGTGCAGAGCTTCGATAAATGGACAGAGTTGGCGGCAGATATTAAACTGCACATCATCGACAAAGCCCCATTTACGAGACCAGACCTTAATGTAGTTCTCATAGGACACACAGACAGTGTGACAGATGCGGCAGGTATAAAGTCAATCGGGCTGTTAACGCCAGGTAAGTTGTTAGATAGCAAGGTTAAAATCCCATCTCATTTCACATACTTAATGCACACTATAGTAGATATTGACCCAGCTACTAATTTGCCAAGATACAGATTCTTGACAAATAGAGATGGTTTGAGGTTAGCTAAATCTCCAGAAGGGTGCTTAGATATGTATATCGAGAACGACTTAAACTTTGTAATTGAGAGCATTAAGTCGTATCAATTGGCAGAGAATAAGAGACCTCTAGGATTAATATTGAATCCTACAGATTCTCAGGAAGGATTGAAAGAGCTTACACCAGAGCAAATGGTGCAAGAAGAAAAGAGCTTAGAAGTAAATTAGTATAAACAAGTAAACCCAAATAACAATGTCTTTAGAATTTTTAAAAAACATCTCCTTAGCCTCAAATGTGAGTTTAGGATTGACAAGTACGAAAGCTCCAAAAGCCCCATCAACGACTAAGAATCCTACACATGCTCACTTGAGAGTGTTCAAAAATGGTAAAGTCTATCCTTCGGAGGATTTAGTAAAAATCTATAATTTGGAGTACCCTTTAAAGTCAGAGCAGGAAAAATCATCCGCACAAGGTTTCGATTTCTTCTCATCTAAGAGTTTCCCAAACACAGCTCATAATGAGCAAAAGGTTTTATTCATTGCCGCTGTTGCCAAAAACTTACCAAAAGTGGATTTATTCGGTAGCACTATTTATGATGAGGACGGTAAACCGAAGAGCTCAGTACTTACACAGGGTACTAGTACAGCAGGTTTGGCTATTATCGACTTATTAGCTTCTTGCTATGGATTTGAGTTTGTGGAGGAAGAGACTTATGTAGACTTAGTTATCGTGCCATTCTACTTCAAGACTGAGGATGATACTTACCATATCCCAAAAACTAAGAGTAGAGGAGAAGGGAAGAATGAAGTGTACATGCTTCCAAGAAAAGGCTTGAATATCAAGTTATTAGTACCAGTTCAACAATTAACCGAAGAAGAATTGGAGCAGATTCTAGAGGAGACTAGAGATGCTGTGCCAGTTACTAATCAAGCAGATATGCCAGAAAATACTGAAAACAAGGAACAAGCCGAGGATGAAACTCCTTTCCCAACATTTGATTTACCAGAAGATTTTGAGGTAAAGGCGGAAGAAACAGAAGTAACTAGCACTACAGACCCAGTAGAAGCACCAGTAGTCTCTCAAGATTTTGGGGATAGTCTGGATGAAGTAGAAGCTGACCCAGAGGAAGAAGAAACGGAAATTCCTCCTATCTCTGGAAGCCTTGAAGACCTTTTAACTGCGTAATTACCCCAAATATCTAGTGCACTGGTGGGTAATCACTCACCAGTTTTAATCTTAACAACATAATATCAATAACATGGAAAATCTGACAAATGCAACACAAACTGAAACTGAAAACAAGTCTGTACAAACTGAAACAACTACCGTTATTCCTCCTACAATGCCTAGTACAGAAGAGGAGACTACGGAAGAGGAGAAGATTCGAATTAAAGTGGGAGTAAATGAAGATGTTGTGCTTAGTGGTGCGGAAATAAACGACAAGGATACCCTAGTTGTCAAGTTTCGATTGTTGTCTGCGGGCCCAATGAAAGCGGTTAAGTCTGTAGCACAGCAAATGGAATCTGGAGACGATGATGACGGAGAATCTAAAGTTCCTGGGGAAGCGGCATTCCTTTTCTTTATGCCGAAACTGGTATCTTATGATGACGATACTATCGCATTGGATGGCAAAGTAATCTTGGATAGCTTCACAGATTTTAAAAACCAACTTGCACATATCTTGAAGCGTTTTATTCCTGCTGAGGCTAATAGAAAGTTCTTTCCATTTATGGGAACTCCTATTAACCCTGCTGATGAGGAATCAATCTTTTCTAACTTGCAGAATGAGACTGTAGCTACTATGGTTTACATGAATTACGCAAAACAGTTCATCAATCATATCAAGCCATTCATTAACAATGAAAACTTGAAGAGCAGATTGTTCTGTACTCGTCGTAGTGAAGCGGTGCATTTCCCAACTTTACGTAAGAAGTTCCTTCAAGACCAGCCTTTTCTAGAAGATTCTAAAGTACGTGTAGAAATGAGTAAACTGTATATCCAGTACTCTAAGAAAACTACTCAACTATTCCCTGGTACTGAATTGGACGGAGTACGTTTTGTACCTAAGTTCTCTAAGTACGAGTTGACTAAGAATCTGGATAGTAATGTGATTATCGAGAAAGAACCTACTGATAGTGAGGATACAGCAAGAGAAGCAGCAGATGCAGCTATGATTTTCACTGGTGGTGATGTTGACGGGTCTGTGGAAGGTGCAGGAGGATTTGGCTTTACTGTAGAATAGTATGGATATTGAGGATGTATCAAGAGCGTACAACCTCAGTGCAGAATCTATCTTAGAACGGGTAGATGAATATACCTTGTATTGTAAGTATTTAGGTTTCGAGCCTATGCTTCGTACAAGGTATAATTCTTTCATACGTACAAAAGATGAAGACCCTTCCTTCTCATTGTTTGAGAGTACCTTTTCAGACAGAGAATATACCTGGAAAGACTCTGCATTGGGAGAGTCTGGAGAAATATTTAAGCTTATCAGGTTGATGTTTAACTTGAAGACTGCAAAAGAAGCGTATGCAATGGTAGATGTAGATTTTAATCTGGGGTATGGTAGTAATAAGCCATATATCGGAGAAAAAATCAAATGGGCAACTGTACCCCAAACTAAAGAGGTAATGAAGATTGCCATTAAGACCCAGGAATTTACTAAGCCTGATATGCTTTTCTGGAATAGTTTTGGGGTAAGTAAGACAACCCTTAAAATATTCAATGTGAACTCCTTGAAGTTTGTCTGGTACACAGAGTTCCAACCTACTCCTGCGTTGATGTCAGGTTTAGCATTCTCTTACAGAGTAAATGGCAAATACAAAATCTATAGACCTTACAATAAAAAGTACAAATGGAGAAACGACTTTGATGAGAAGTGTCTTGAAGGTTTTGCTCAACTCAAGTATAGGAGCGACACCCTCATTATTACTAAAAGTCTCAAGGATGTAATGGTTCTATATGAATTAGGTTTTGAGGCAGTTGCAGTACGTAGCGAGAACACTATGATGCCTTATCAGTACATGTCACATTTCAACAAGAAGTATAAACGGATACTCATCTTATTTGACAATGACATGAAGCATAATGGTGAAGAGTATTTACAGAAGAAGATATATGTACCAATTGATTCTGGTACTAAGGACATATCGGACTACCGACGTAGATACGGTTTTGGCAAAGCATTATATTTAATGAACATTTTAACCCAACAAGAAGCATGACAATTGAACAATTCCAGGAGTTAGCTCCTAAGACAGTAAACAACTTAATGTTACACATCCCAGATGAGGTAGAAGCGGTAATACGCACACTCCATCCGCAACAATCAAATGATTTCTTTGCGTCTGTTTCTAGACATGGGCATAGATTCGATGTTGCACACATGGCAACAGGTATGCAGGGTGAAGCTTTGACTGAACTGATGATGGCAATCATTAAGGAGAATCTAGAGAACACTTTAGAAGAGGCTACCGACATCAAGTGGTATATTGTAGTGTATGCAGGGTGGAAAGGTATTAGACTAGATACCCAAAAACTAAAGATGTGGAAGATTCAAAATTCAGAGAAAGAACTTGCTCCTTCTTACCCTTTGCTTGTCAACCTATGTGTAGGGACTCTTGCTGATGTATTGAAACGTGAGTCTTGCTATGGTGTTGCTAAATATCAGAAGAAGGAAGTGACTCCTGAGGTTTTGGAGACCCTTATCTATGATGCTCTGGCTTCTGTAGATGTAATGTTATATAGTTGCAATCTTGACCCACAATTAGGCTATGACATGGTAATTGAAAAACTGCATAAAGTTCGGTACAAAGATGGGTTTACTACAGAAGCAGCTACTAATCGTGACTTGGATGCAGAATCTAAAGTAGTTAGTAACTCTCCTATTGAAAACATTATGTCAGAGGAAGAAAACGCTAAATGGTACACTACATCTCCTGAATCTGATAAACCAGGTATAGGCGGTCAAACTTTTGGCGGAGTAGTTGTAGAAATGTACGAACCTACTGTATTTGATAAGATAGTTGAAGAGACTTTCAAGCCGAGTGATGACGACAATATACACTTAGGATTAGGTCTTAGCTTTGAGTCGGACCCGTTTGGTAGTAGTGGTGATTTTGGTGGCGGTGGTGCAGGTGGTAGTTATGGTGATGGAAGTTCTAATGGTGATGACGAATAGCTATGGAAAACACAGTAATGATTACGGTATCCGATGGTAGTAATAGCTACAGGATTCCTCACTATCTAGAAGATAGCTTTGATGCAGACGCAGCAGTAATATCCGACATGGATGAAGAGACTGATGACTATTATGAGTTATGTGCAAAATTTGATGAAACTTGGGGAGAATATCAAATCTAAAATATGAACAACTATAGAGAACTATTAGAAAAAGTGTTACAACATGGCAGTCCGAAAGCACCAGCCAGAACGGGTATGCCAGGCACACTCTCACTGTTTGGGGAACAGTTAAAGTTTGACTTATCAAAAGGATTTCCTTTAGTCACTGGTAAATTCACATCGTTCAAACATACAGTTACAGAGTTGATGTGGTTTCTCAAGGGCGACACAAACATTAAGTATTTGGTTGATAACGGTTGTGACTTCTGGAATGAAGATGCCTATAACTATTATCTTAAAGTAGTTAAACCTTATGCTCCTATCTATACTCCAAAATCATTTAAAGAGTTTATAGATATAATCCGAAAGGCAGACTCTGTAGAAGATTTGAGAGCAGGCACTATAGCCGATACAAGAACTAATAGGTATAGTTACGGTGATTGTGGTGCACAGTATGGAGAAATGTGGAGACGATTGAAATCTACAGGTACTGAAAGAGAATATATCTTACATGACCAGATTATAGGTACTTTAGAAGGTCTCAAAAACAATCCAGAAGGTAGACGACATATTGTATCCGCATGGAATGTTCCAACTTTAGACCACATGGCTCTAAATGCTTGCCATACTTTCTTTCAGTTTAACTGTCGTATTCTCTCTAATGATGAGAGGAAAAAATTGTGGGAAAAGAAAATGGGTAGAAAGTTTCAGTCTACTTACGATCCAAACACAGACATCAGTAAAGAAAGTTACCAAGAGTATTTCGATTCTGTAATGCACGCAGATAATATTACAAAGTATTATTTGGACTGTCAAATGTATCAACGTTCTGGTGATTTGTTTTTGGGTGTACCTTACAACATTGCTTCTTATGCACTACTTATTAATATTTTTTGTACTATTCTTAATATGTCACCAGGCATATTTACTCATACCTTTGGCGATGTGCATATTTATGACAACCATGTAGAAGCGGCAGAGGAATATCTTAGAAGTGAATTGCATGACTTACCTACTTTAGAGATTAATAAGGATTTTACTTTACCTTCTAGCTTTTTCTATCAGTTAAAAAGGCTAACAGAAACTCCGAATAATTACCTAAAACTGGTAGGCTATGGACACTCAGGACGAATCAAAGCAAAACTTTCAACTGGCTTACAATAATGGAAAAGAAAGACGAAGCACTAAGATACAACGAAGGCAAAGATGCTTGGGCTCTGGTAGATTTCATAGCTATGCGTCCTTTGGTACAGGTATTAATGTTTGGGGCAAAGAAATACGCCCCTGGCAACTGGACTAAAGGTATGAATAGGATGAATATCTTAGAGAGCTTACAGCGTCACATGGTTGCATTGTTTGCAGGGGAACAAAATGACCCTGAATCTGGACTTCCGCATATAGGGCATATCATGTGTAACTGTATGTTTTATAGCTACTATTCATTGTACCCCAAACTGGAAACAGAGTATAAGCTTGAGGGTAAGAAAAAGCTTGATGAATATACTAAAGAAAAGCTAGACGAGATGATAGAAAAAGGCAGAGAAGAGATTAGAGACAAGAACTCAAAACTAATTAATTATGGCATCACCGAAGAAGTACATCCACAACCTAACGAATAAAATCTATTTCCAACTAGCCACAGTAACCCATAAATCTGGAGATGATGATGTAGAACACATCTTATATCGACCAGAGAATGAGTTAAAGCTGTACACTAGAGTTAAGTCAGATTTTGATTCGGCATTCAGACCAGTAACTTAAACCAGGGAAGCGTAACAGCTTCCCTTTTCTTATGAACAAAAATCAAGAATTAGCTAGAGAAAGGAATTGGGCAAAAGCTAGACTTTTATCAATTACCAGTCAACATCCACCTAAAAACAGCACTGAAATAGAAAAACTACTTTATAAAGAAATACACAGTGCTGCAAAGGCTTTACTTAAAGATTGGGAAGAAAACGATAATAAATTTCGTCTTACTTCAAAACGGTATAAGTGTTGGTGTGGTAAAAGAACTACAGTATTACGAGAAGTTATTAGATATGGGGTAAAAGAAACAGTATGTGCAGAACATGAATTAAACCAATAAAAATATGGCAATACATAACGAAGAAATCATGGAAATGTCTGAGGGAATTGAAAAAACCTTAGAGAAATCCGCACTAAAAATCATATTCGACAATTCCCAAAAACATCAGTATCAGTATGTGGAAGCCTCTACTATCAGAGAGTTGTTCTCGAATGCCTATGACTCCATCCAAGAGAAACTGGTAGCTTTGTCTATCTTACGTGGTCAGAGTCAGCCGTCGGACCATTTCTTGGAAAGACATGAGGAGGTCTACAGAGACAGTAATTTCTTCAAGGATTACTATGATGAGAAGTGGCTTGATTTTGAGGATAACAACATCTACATAGACTACTACTGTAAACCTGGAAATGAGCGGGATGTAATTACCATACGTGATTATGGTGTAGGAATAGGAGACTTGAAAAACCCAGCTACAAATCAAAGCAGGCTCGAAGGGTATCTCAAACTTGGATATAGTACGAAGCGGAATACGAATAGCCAGCTAGGTAAATGGGGTATGGGTGCTAAAGCCGCACTCAGCACAGGGATTGACAAGTTCACCATGACCACAAACTATAATGGCAAGCGGTTTCAGATAGATGTCTATGACTATAATGCTCAAAGCACTATGTCTAAGTGGTCAGATAACTACGAGCCAAATCCTTCATTTGTTTTGGGAAGCGATGGAAACAGGTTAGAAGGGTACTATCAAAATGTCGAAGATTTCAATGGTACTACTATATCTCTAGAGGTTAAAAAGTACAATAAGCAGGCGTATATCAATGCTGTCAAATCCCAGCTAATGTACTTTAAGAATGTCAAGTTTGTCATTCATGAATCTATAGAAGATGGTTCTGCTGATGAATTTGAGTCAGATGAAGAGGAAATAGACGTATCTGCCAAAATCTTGTATGAAGACGAGTACATTATAATTCCGAAAGACACATACTATGCGAAGCCACATTTTGTCATAAACAGGATGAACTATGGCTTTATAAACTACGCACAGTTAGAGACAGAGGAAAAGACTGGATGTATTGGCTTCAAGGTTAATCCCGATAGTGTATCAGTAACACCTTCTAGAGAGTCTGTAATTTGGGATGAGAAAACCAGGAAGACTACCATAGCGTTACAAGATAAAATTACGGAGATAGCCCAAAAAGTGATTGAGCAGGAACTGGATAGTGAGACTGACTTTTTAACCTGGATTAGAAAGTGTATCTCAATAAAGTCCTCAAACAGTACCTCAGTAAAATCAACAGATTCTGATAAAGTTGAGTTGATTAAGCGTCTCTTGAGCATGGTAACAGATAAATGGTCTGTACCTTTAGCTTATGGAAAAGACAAAACTGTAAAGTATGATAGTGATGTATCGAACCTCTTTGGCAACTTCAAGGTAGAAAAGCTTACTTTAAAAGAGGTTAGAAAGGGTAAACTCAAAGTAGAAGAGTCTATAGCTAGAGATAATCAACGTAGACTATTTGATTTGAGTGGTAGGGTCTATATACAGAAAGGTGGTACTTCTAACAGAATAGATACTTATCTGTTACGTGAGTACAATTCTGTGATAAAGATAATCATACCTAAAAACCTTAGTACATACGAGCAGAAAATAGAAGCTTTTTTAATGGCTTCCCCAAATACGTTTATTTATGAAGATGTAGAAGTACCTCTATACATAAATGAGATAGTGAATGGGGTGAAAACCAAGCGGATATATAAGGAAGGAGAGTATAGTCTTGAGCAAATGCGGAAGATGAATGAGGCTACAGTACTCTTCACTCCGTATCCTTCTAGTACTGCAAGAGGTAATGTGATTAAATGGCATAAAGAAGAACCAAAAATCTTTGATGTGTTGCATGATGGTGCAGAAGTAGTTTATGGATTTGAGGAAGATAAGGAACTCCTTGCAGCACTAGCTACAATGTTCTTTACTGGCTATGACACAATAATCTACAATAATAACTTTAAAATAGTTAAAATTGCAAAGCCAAATGCTCAGTATTACACAAACCACATCTATGTAAAAGAGTTTATCTTGAACATCGACTACAAAGAGAAGTCTATAGGTATAAATGAGAGGGTTGGTAAGTGGGCTGCTGCTAGAATCATATCTACTTATGACAGCAAATTTGCATTCCTGAGAAGTTTCAAACCGTTTAACAGGGATATTTATGAGCTTTGGCATGAGTTAGAGCTATATAAGCAGGAGAATTATAGACCTATTTACAATACTCTAGGTGTATCAGTATTCCCAAACTACAATGTTATCTCTGAAATCTATAGGTTCGCCGATAATGTGGCACAGTATCAAAGATTCATCGGTTCTGTCTCAGGCTATGATAGTAAAAAGGAGCTATGCAAACTATTATTCGATACTCCCTATACCGAAGAGCCTTTCGAGTATGCGTTTGGGGCTGACCTTGAAATCATGGATAAGCTGAATAAACTATTAGAGTATGTTCAGCCAATAGCAACCATGATGAATAACATCCCTATAGGTAATTATACAGACGCTCATTATGAGATAGCTGTATATCTCCAAGCAAAGAATAGAAGTTTAACAATTTAATTTATACAACAAATGGTAACAGTAAACAAAATCGGAAACAACTTAACAGGTACTTGTAAGGGTAAGAGTTTTGGATTGCCTTATACGGAGGAAAAGCACAAAGAGCTATTGTATTTGAAGGAGGAGATAGAGAGAACAGAAACTATGGAAGACTATAATACTCTTGTAGATAAGTTTTCGGAAGCCACAAAAGCTAATTATAGAAATGTAATCAGCACATCGTTGGCGGATATTGTCTTTAATCCTGCTCAAAACAAGTATTTCCTAAAGTTGCAAGCCAAGGATGTTGCTAGGAATAAGAAGGAGGTAATCTCTACGATACCTATTCCTAAAGTTCTGATGGATAGAATCTCTAAGTCTTTAGATGATGATATTGATGTAGCACCTCTAGTTAAGTTTTGGATTCGTGCTATTCGTCCTGTACCTGGCAAGATGTTACACCAGGATAAATTGGAGAGACTTTGCAAGTACATTGACTATACAAGTAGTGATCCAACCCTGTTGAAAGAATTAGTTGATAGTGGATTAGATGTTAAAACTGCTACTGAGCGTTCACAAGTTTACCAAACCCCTATTACTCAGGAAGGATTGCTTTGTACGTATAAGGTGAGTGCAGAATTACTTACCAAATTCACACAAGAAGGTAAGCAGATTGACCGTTACCCAAACACTATTGATGAGGATACAGGAGAAGCACTTGGCATTCAGTTTCCAGAGTTTGTGGAAGATAGAGTATTCTACCCAGCAGTTCAAGGTCTGAAAAGGGGAGATTCTTTCTGGTGCAAATCTTACCTTACTGGAGACAAGAAGTTAGGTCATTTGATTCGTGTGGGACATGTACATTATTTAGATGACCCAAAAACTCAAATCAATCAAGACGATGCCCAAACTTGTGTGAAAGGGCTACATGTTGGTAACTTGGATTATATCCGTGGGTATGAAGGGGATGGTACAGAAACTCATGATGTGTTTGTAGACCCTTCTGATGTTTGGGCTATCACTAATGACGGTAGCGGTGCACTTCGAGTATCAAGATACTTTGTACATGCGTCTCGTGCAGGTCATAACAGAGGAATTTATCACTCTTCTAAGTATGCTGGATTGGTAGATGCAGAATGGGATGCTATCAAAACTGACATCTTGATTGAGCAGTTGAAAGATACTACCGCATTTAACGACTATCAGGAAGAGCAACTTCTTACTGCTGGTAAGCAAATGTACGATTTAGAGATTGAAAGAAGTGACGAGGAGGAATGGCCGCAAGACCCGTTTAATCCAGGAGAAGAATAGATACTGCAATTAGTAGAGAGCCTGGTTTTTAACTGGGCTTCTCTTTTCTAAATACATAAACATGAAGAAAGTAACTAGATTAGGAATCATAGATGCCGATGGACTGGCCTATATAATTGGGTGGAATCACCAAGAGACTGTAGATGCTGTGGATGTTACGAATAACGTCGATGAGTTTGTACAGTCGATATTTGTAGCTAATGAGTTAGTGAACTACGTTGGAATAGTTTCTTATCCTCCATACTTCGAGCAAGTAGAAGGTCAGAATAACTTTAGGGAGCAGATTGCCAAAACAAAAGCATACAAAGGCAACAGGAAAGAGAAACCTGAGTGGTATGTGAAATGGGAAAGAGTAATCGTAGAGCACCTAGTTAATGTTTGGGGCTTTTACTACGCTCCCCAAAACTTAGAGACTGATGATGTGGTGTCTGCTCTCTTTCACTCATACCAAAAACTGAATCCAGATATTGGTGTAGTGTTGATAGGTAATGACAAGGACTTATTACAGATGTCAGGAGAGCACTATAATTACAAGAAAGGTATTGGAGACTTCATAACTCCTAACCAAGCTGCATACAAACTGTGGAATCAGATTATCTGTGGGGACTCTACTGATAATATACCAGGAATACCAGGTGTTGGAGAAAAAGGTGCAGAGAAGATATTGATGGCTGATGGTGTCAGTAGCGAGAATTATGCAATCGCAGTGCTGTGGGCATATATGCAAAAACTAGGTGAAGATGCAGGAATACAAGCATACTATGAGAATTATATGTTGTGTAAGATGCGTCTAGACATAGACATCTCTCCATATATCACAAAACCGTTCAATTTATCAGAGGCTAGACTACGGATAGCTTTTGGTAATGATGTGGATACTAGCACTTCTAACCCCACTTTTGACGCATAATGGAAGGGAAAACTTTGATGGATTTAATTCCAAACGGAATGAATAAATCCGTGTATTATATATTACCCTTGTTAGGATTGAATATGTACAGTTTTGGCAAAGATAACTTCGTAAACTGTTACATCAGCCACAATGGTAAAGTGATTGTACAATTGCATGAACTTACTACAGACACATTTGACATACTCAAAATGTGCGAGCATGAGAATTATCTTGTGGATTTTACGATGCCATATACACCAGAGATTGGTAAAAAGAGTTTCAGTTATATAGTCTTCAACGTACCAGTAAGGTACAAGGATGCTTTTAATAAGTTTGTGGAAAGTAAATACTCAGAAATGGGTGCAGAGGCACATTCAGCTATCAGGATAAACTCAAACTTACCATATAAAATGGCTGTCCCAAACAGTACTAAGAAGACTAGCAGTAAGATTCTGTTGGCTCTAGAGAAGTCTAAGGATTTGAAAGCTTGGTTGGAGGGTCAGATGAATGTAGAGATTTCTGATGATGCAGAACTGATGTCGAAGCTGGAAGACTCTGAGTTTTTGGACATTGATACAACATACTTCTAAAAGAAAGGAGGAGATAGATTTAGCCTATCCCCTCCCCTTTTTGTTAAGCAGTGTATCTGATTATAGCTACAAAGTCTTTTATGTTCCTGGTACGTTCATACACACCTCCACCCTCTCTATCTTGGTCTTTGTTTTTGGGGTCAGCAGAGGTATTGCCCTCAATAGTCTTTACTTGAGTTTTGGAAAGCACTGCAACTATGATGCCAGTGTGTCCCTTACCACTTCCAAAATCCATAATAAACTGGTCGCCTGGCTCTGGCACTTTAACTAGACTGGAGTTCGGTTGATTTGCGGCCTTCCTCAAACAATCAAGAACGCCTGCCGTCTTAGGTACTGGATTCTTCACACCTAAATCCTCAGAGGCTATCTTGTAAAGCCAGAATACGAAAGCCATACACCAACTGTATCCTTTTTTGAGGCTTACAGATGAGAGATATACTTCTACTTCTGGACCATCATTCTGATTAGTTTTTTCCCGAACGTATAGCTGACTCTTAGCCTTAGCTACTACTCTTTCTGCTATCTCTGACATCTATTAGAATCTGATTTGTAGACCTGCTGTTGCTTGAGGCCCGTATGTAACTGTATTATTAGACAACTGTATTCCATATCCTAGCGTGACCCCCAAACCTATACTGGACTTATTGTTCCTGGTTTCTGGTATCATCCAACTATTTATACTATAATATCGCATGGCAGGGTTATTAGAGAATGCGTTTATCTCTATCCGCTCTTTTAGATGAAATAAACCGTACCTATGTTTCACAAACGCTAGAGTGAGACTGTCCCGAATGCTGACCTTGAATAGATTGTCTGATAAATTCCCTGAGAATGATAACCATTTGGAATTGTAGGCGACAGTCTTAGATGCTGTATCAATGACGGGCTTAATATCCACATCTGCTTTTCCAGCTATAGTAATCATCCCTGCAATCTGCTTATCTTTAAGTTTGAGACTCCGAGTTAACGTATCTATCTGTGCACGATAAAGCAGAGAAGCCTGGTCATCGGTCACATACACAATTTCCTTAATCACATGGGTCTTACCTTCTTTATCCACCTCTATCCGAGGTTTAGAACTTTCAAGCTTTACTAACTCTGCGACGTTGTTCACCGTCTTTACAGGTCTGTGGTACAATTGATAGCCAAAAAAGGCAAATATCAATATGACCAAAGCTCCAATCATTATGTTACTTGGTTTCATTTGTGTTGGGTTTATTTCTATAAATTCTTCTATCATATAAGTACAAAGATAAAATTATACCAGTAGCCAAGTGCATAAAATCCATAATAGGACTTAAACCGTCAACATAGTCAGTAATCCAAAATCTATAGTCCTCAGCAGACATGCCCATGACTACATGGTGTATGCCCTCAATCAGCAAGATGCAAAAATAAGCCCAAATGAACTTTTGCAGTCTTTGGCTATTTTCTGTATCTTGAATTTTCCTAATCTGCACCATTAGAATTATAGCAGTTAGGAAGCAACCGATTCCGTTAATTAGCATCATCTTCTTTGTCTTTGTTAATGTCTATCTTTATAGACCTAAATCCTTTGACTAAATTTAAAACAGTATTTAAGTTCTTACTCGGATTATAGAAAAATGATTCAGCCCATCCAAATAACTCTTTCCCAAATATACTGAATATAACTACTATGATTTTGAGATAAGGTTTCAAGAATAGTAAATCATTCACGCTATAACCAACAACAACCCCAAACAATATTGAACCTGCAAACAATTTTAGGGTACTTAAAAATGTATCCATTTTAGTGAAAAAGATACGAATCATAGCTCCTACCAAGCTAAGAATTAAGCTATTAATTAGTACTTCTATCGTTATGTTTATCATGTGGCTATAGCGTTAAGAGTAGTAAAAGTAGGTATTTATGCAACACTCTACAATTACTACTCCTATTCGCCTTTTGTCGTTATGCAGGTTTAGCTTCTGTGGTCTCTTCAATAATTAGATAACAGATGGCTATTTGCTCAAATGATGTACCTTTCTTCAAGAACTCCAATACAATCTCGCCACCTACTGGCACTTTGTCATTTATTCTGAACACAGCAGGGTTAGAGTACATGTCTCCGTTTGCTGAGAGTGGATAGTTAGCGGTTACTACTTTAGTCCCTATGTTGGTTGTAGTAGTACCTATCACTTTAATCTCAATTGAGTTGTTAGCATTAGATGCTGCTGCAATTATATAAAACTGGTAGAACTTAGTGTTATCCAATCCGCTCAACTTCAACTTAGATGGGTCTGTAGTATGGCTAACTGTAAAGCCCGACGTAACAGACGATCCTCCTCTGATATATGAATCCGCAGGTGCACTCGCTGCTGCTGCTTGGTAGAACCCTTTCACATAGTTGCTTAGGTTGATACCTGAGGCTGCACCTGTCTTGTCTATTAGGTTCTTATTAAGCGTAGTAGAATTGTATGAACCTGTACCATCTGCATAGTACTCGTTCACGTTGGTCTCGCCAGACCCTGCCGCAAACTGGCTACGGATGTTGACTTCTATGGTTCTAAGTACTTCGTATCCTCCTACTGGTGGTGCATCCGTAAATTCTGCTGAACCTGCTACAGAAGATTCATTTCTATATGAGCCTGCCTTAATCTTAAACTCATAGTAATTTGCAGGTCTAGCCAATGCTCCTACGTTTATTACAGTAGTGTACTGAATCCAAGAACCTCCATTTACTCGGTAAAGAATCTCAGTAGCTCCAAGTGCATGACTTGCTACTACTGTTCGGGCTAAGTTGTCACTGGTAACTAATGGCGGTACAGGATTGTCGTTTTCATCTGGTCTGAGTCCAGAAAAAGGTCCGCAATCTGTCGGATAGGTACGAGCTGTACCATACACATCCAAAGTAACGCCTTCCAAAACTGCACTGATTAACCCTTTACCTGCTGAACCTGGTCTAAGTGAACCATACGGATTCATGTTAATAGCTGTACTGTTATTGGCTAAATAGACTGAGTTCAACCCATAGCCGCTAGACAAATAAGCTGCCAAGTTAGCAGACGTTACTGTGTACGTAGGAGTACCATCCATGTACTGATATAAAAGGTACTGACCAGAAATATTGGCTTTTACCACGTTGTTATCCTCTACATCTGGATAATCTGTACCCTGATAGTGCTTCACATAGATACCATCTCCAAAGATATTACCTCGTATCTTCAAGAATTTGTGGTTCTCATAGAAGTTGGTTTTACCAAAGTAGTTATGAAATAAGCTGATGTTACCACAATTACCAAAGTATGTTGGTGTTACAGCAGTCAAGTAGCAGTTGATTAAGGTAAGTCCAGTTGTATAGGTAGAATAAAACTTATCTCCTATCAAGCTCTTAACCATCACATTTGTACTTGTTTCAATAATCCCCAAATCTCCATAGACTCTATCTCCACTGAATGCACGAACATTCTCTACATACAGGTTGTTAGTTTGCTTCAACACCAATGGAGCACTGAACCCAATCGGCAAGCTAGTCGTAGTATCCAATGCTCCTGGTATAACCCCGCCGTTACGAATGTCATCGAAATACACGTTTTTAACACTCACATCCCCTTCGCCTGCTACTTCACAGTTGATACGCACCGAACCATAAGTGATGTCTCTCAGTACAATATTGTCTATTTCTACATGGTGAACATCTGTG